GCGCAAGTGGCTTTTCGGAAATTTCCCTTAAGTCCTGCCGACAGAAGCGCTTAAATCCTGGCGAGGGAACTTTTTTGGATTATATCCTAGAATTTTGTTGCGTTGCTGGGGTGTTAAGCCGATTATAACCCATGTCAACAGCGCACGCGGGTTGGTGACCGAGGTGGTTGCGAGCGCGTGCGGGTGGTTGGCAACAGCGAAAGGCAATGCAAATGGACTCTTTCAACAAGGACAGCGAAGTGGTCGTCCGCACGATGTTTCACCAGCTGGGATCGCGGGTGCAGATTTACCGTAGTTGGTACTCGGTTCTGGACGCTGCCGACGATGTACTGAACCAACTCTCTACGATTCACGATCCGAGCGAGATTGTGGAGCGTTTTGGCTCTGATGTGGTCGGCCTGCACACTTCGGACAATGGTGACGAGGAGTTGGTTTATGCACACATCCAAGCTGAGGCCACTCCCGACCAAGTTGCCCGTATCCTGAATTACGACCACAAGCTGACAACCTTGTCGGTAGACGGCGTTGTGATCGGCCAGCACGACTGCAAGAACAAGGCGGTGAAGTCGTGAGGGCTTGGGTCAGCTACCGAGTAGGATTCCGCAAAGTGCGGGTCAGCAACGCCGAGCAGGTCGATACCGATGCCACTTGGCATTACGCGCCGACTTTGGCAATTGACGCAGCGAATGAAATCCTAGACGACATTCTGCGGGTGCGAGACGATGTTGCCAGGCACTACATTTGGGAAATTTGTGTGGATGAGGTTGTTGGGGATGAAGTGCCCAGGGAGGTGTACAGGGCTATCTGCCGGCCTGCATCGGCGCACAATCGCCTGGATGTGACTTGTGATGCACGCTTTATGCGCGACTCTAAGCAAATCAGGTCTGTACGAACGCCTGAGGGGGGCTGGTGATCATGAAGGTACTGGCAATCGCGCTATTGGCGCTGGGAACGCTTGCAGCGGCTCCTGCCGATAAGGATACCCAACGGTTCTTGGACGCTATCAAGCGCGTAGAAACAGGCGCTGGGAGCGGTCTGGGGGTAGTGGGTGACAACGGCAAGGCTCTGGGGCCGATGCAGATCCACAAGGTGTACTGGATCGACTCGCGTGTATCAGGTCTGTACGAACAATGCGGTACGAGCCGTGAATACAGCGACAAGGTCGTGCTGGCGTACATGCAGCGTTATGCGCCGCGTGCGCTAGCTGAGAAGAACTGGGAGGTGCTTGCACGCATCCACAATGGAGGCCCGAAGGGTCACACGAAGAAGGCAACTGTTGGTTACTGGAACAAAGTGAAAAAGGAGATGAGCAAATGAGTGTCAAGGCCAATATTACTGTGTCCGTTTCCGCCGACCGCCCGTTTCGATTGGAGTTTGTTTCTGCTAGGGGGTTGCAATGGTTTTACATCCAAGGATACCCCTTAGAGTTGACGATCTTTGCCAACCAAGGTCATCCCGAAGCGCACCGGCTAGAAGCAGCAGTTGCGGCTTTTAACGCTGCAATGGATGCAAAGGAGGAAAGCAAGTGAGCAACTTTTCTACTCAATATACTGTGGTTCTTAAACCGCAGCAACCATGTCGGCTGTACGCCCCTCCGGTTAATTTCGAGTCACTAGGCGGGATTGGCGTATTTCAACTACAAGACTACCCAAATGTGACGATCTTGCTTCAAGCAAGCCATCCTGATTGGCCTCGTTTGGTAGAAGCCGTAGCCGCTTTCAACGCCGTGATGGATGCAAAGGAGGTGGCGAAGTGAAGGTTTATGTTTTGACGAATGTGATTCGCGGCGCATGGCAACACGAACGCATCGTTGTTGGAGTCTATGCCACACAGCAGGCAGCAGACAAGCAAGTCCAAGAAGACACAGACGATGGTTTTGCAGTCTCAGCCTATAAAATCGAAGAGTACGAGGTGAGCTAATGGTAATGCAACCAGGCGAAGCCCACATCATGTCGCGCTTGTCGCGAGAGGATGTAGAGCTAATTCGGAGACTGCGGAGTCAAGGTTGGCGACAAGTTGACATTGCAGCCAGATTTGGCGTGAGCCAGCCGCTGATCAGCAATATCATTAACGGTCACAAATGGAAAATCACTTTCACCGGCGAACACCGTCCTATCAGGCCTCGCGGCAAGACTCCATCACCATGCTCGAACCCCACATTGAGCGGCTCCTCCGAGCTTTTGACTCCTGCCTCAGCGACCGAAGCATGGGTGAATCCAGGCGAAATGCCGCCCTCCTCCGAACCTACCTTGAGCTAATTGCAGCAATCGAACGCGAAAGCAAACAACCATGGACTCGCAGAAAAAACTGACAATTCACCAAAGCACCCTTAGCACGATTTCGCGCTGCGGAATGCAGGCGTACTATCGCTACATCGAAGGGATCAGATCGGCCCCTGGGATCGCAGCGCTGGCTGGTACGGCAACGCACAAGGCGGTCGAGCGTAACCTTAGGGCCAAGATCGAAACTGGGCAGCTACTGCCTTTGGAGGATGTCCGGGGCGCAGCAGCGGAAGCAGCACGGGACGGTTTCGAGCAGGAGGTTTTGCTGACTCCCGAAGAGGCGACCGTAGGCCGTGAAAATCTTATGGGCCAGACCATCGACCGAGTCGTCAAGCTGGCCGAGCTTCATGCAACCCAAGCCGCACCGCGTATCCAGCCGACTGCGGTTGAGCAGGTGTTCCGGCTTGAGACGGGCGGCAGGATCGCGCTGGAGGGCACGGTGGATGTCGTAGAGGCTAGCAAGGGCACGCTACGGGACACCAAGACGACTGGAAAGGCGTATGCGCCTGACGCAGCCGCCAACAGCGTCCAGAAAGACTTCTACGCGCTCATGGCGCAGCAACATGGCCTTGCGATCAAGGACTTCAAGCTGGATGTCCTCGTGCAGTCCGGCAAGAAGACTGCGTACCAGGAAGTGTCGAGCCAGACCCCGACCGACCACGAGCCTTTGTTGCGCCGGATCGACGCAGCGGTGCGTGTATTCGACTCTGGCGCGTTCATGCCCGCAGATCCCAACGACTGGTGCTGCAACCCGAAATGGTGCGGCTACTGGTCGAAATGCCCCTACGGCGAGCGCCGCCGCAAACAGTTCTCTGTATCCCCTACAACTGAAAACAATGACTGACTTAGAAAGCAAACAAATGACACTCGCAAACAACAACAACGCAATGACGACAAACAACACCAACAGCAACGCCTTGGTCGCTCGAGAGCTTGGTGAAGCTCAAGCAGCGGTGATGCTTGCCAAACAATTCCCGCGTGACGAACTCGCAGCATTCCAGAACATTATGAACTCGTGCGCTCGCCCGAGCTTTGCCAACAAGGCGGTGTATCGTTACCCGCGTGGCAAGACGACGGTGAGCGGCGCGAGCGTTGTGCTGGCGCGTGAGATCGCACGCTGCTATGGCAACTGCGTGAGCGGCTACCGCGTGCTGTCGAACGACGACGACCAGATCCACTTGCAGGGCTACGCTTGGGATCAGCAAACCAATCGTCGCGTTGTGCTGGAGGACAAGTTCAACGCTCGCATCCAGCGCAAATTCCGCACGCCGGACGGCCAAGAGGAGACGCAATGGGTTACCCCCGACGAGCGCGACCTGCGCGAGCTTGTGAGCCGTCGTGCGTCATTCCTTGAGCGCAATGCGTTGTTGCGTTTGTTGCCCGCTGACCTGATCGAGGATGCGATGGCAGCTTGCACGCAAAGCGAAGCCAAGACGGCGAGCGGCGAGATCAAGGCCGACCGCACGGGTACGCTCAAGAAGCTGGTGACCGCATATCAGCAGTACGGCGTGAGCAAGGACATGATTGAAGACCGCCTTGAGCATCGCCTGGATGATGCCAGCGCAGAAGAGATCGCTGAGTTGCGCCAGATTTACAACAGCATTAAGGATGGCAGCGCGACCCGCGACGAGTTCTTTACGCCGCGTGCAAAGCTGATCGTCAACTTGGCTGACATCAAGCCTGTGACGCAGCCTGAGGCCGCGCAATGAAGTCATTCCTTCTAGCGGTCTTGTGCGTAGCTGGGACTTTTGCAGCGTCTGCCTTCGGTGGTGCGCCCGCAGTCCTGATCTACTGGTGGTCGTTGTTCTTCTGGTCGAAGCTTGACGGCATCCATACAGAGTTGAAAAAGCAAAACGAAGCAGTTCTGGAGGTGAGCAAATGAGTCAGTATTCCATGTGGCAAACCCATGTCCGCAACCAATGTCCGCGCTTGTCCGATTCCACGGCGGAATCGCTTGTGCGTTACATCGTCTTTGGCGCACGCCCAGGGTCGTTCCTGACCGCAGCGTTAAGCAACGACTTTATCCAAGTGGCGTTGCGGGCTGACCTGCACAACCAACACGCTATTGGGGAGCTTGCGCGGTTCTTGGAACACTATGCACCGCGTGACTCCTACGGCAGTCCGACCAAGATGCGTAACTGGCAAGGTCTAGAGGCCGACAAGGCGGAGGTTGTTACTACCAATGAGTAGCAAACCGAAACTGCCCAACGGCATCTACCGGCTACGGTGCATCAAGTGCGCCAAGAAGCACGCGAAAGCCTCTGGTGACGCTTACTTCAGCGTCGAGTGCCAGCTGATCGACCATCCTGGATACAAGGTCTGGGAGACGATCATGTTGGCCGGCAAAGGCGTGACGCTGGGCAAGCTCAAGCTGGTTGGCTGGGGCTTTGCAGCAGGCTACGAGCCGGATGCGCCCGACTTCCTCGACAAGGAGGTATCAGCGCATCTGGGCTACGAGGAGTGGCAAGGCGAGGACTGGCTCAAGGTCAAAGCCTTTGCGACCAAGACGGGCGGCTATGTCGTGCCCGCCGAGTTGTTGGGCGACGCTCCGCCGCAGGATCCGCAGCACAAGAATCCTGACCGCCCAGCAGGCCGTCCGCGCACGAAGCCCAGTCCTGACGAGGATCCCGACCTAACGCCGTTCTGAGCGCTTAGGAAGCCTCACAAAGAGTGAAGCCTGCGGAGGAGGTGGTGACTCCGCAGGCTTCTATCCGCTCAAGCCCTTGCGGGCGAACTTCCGACCTCGTGGTGGGCCAAGGTCGGCAGACAACAACGACCCACAGAACCTAGCAGACGAGAAGACAAATGCAACTGTTATCACAGCTTTTGAATGAGATCGTGTCCTACGGCCAACGCCTTGACCGGCTGGAAAATGCCGTATCGCAACTTTCTACCGAGAAAAAACTTGTAGAAAAATCCGAAATTTCTGTTTGCCAGCCCCTTGACAAGGGTGTAGAAGGAGGGGGAACCAACGGAGGGGGCGGTTCTGACTCTCTTGAAACGGTAGTTTCAAAAAGCACTCCGGAAAAGGAGAGGGTATCCAAAGGGGGAGGAAGAACCTTGGCGGAATTTGAAATTTTAGCGGAATTTTCCGCTCTGGATACGCCTGAGGTGAAAGCTGCTCTGACCGAATGGTACGCCTATCGTCGCGAGCGCAACTTGGCCAAGTGGCAGCAGCGCACGCTCAAAGCCAACCTTCAGCAGTTCGAGTCCCAAGGCCCGCAGTACTTCTGCAAGGTCATTGAACAGAGCATTGCCAAGAGCTGGCAGGGCTTGTTCGAGTTGAGCGCAGAAGTGAAGCCAGGCAAGTCACAGCCGACCGTCATGAAGCCGGTTAAGCGCGAAGCCGAAGACGATGTCCGCGACGAGTGGTTCAAGTTGAACTCTCGAGCGTTCGGTTATGTCCCCAAATGGGTCAGCGTTGAAGCAGCCAAGAAAGATATTGAAGGACTCAAGAAATTGCTGGAAGAGCGGCGTGCTGCTCAGGCAAGCTGACGAGTAACAACAACCCAGGGGGAGGCGAGTGGTCGCTTCCCCCAACATCGCGCACATGACTAAGATTTGCCCGCAATGCGGTAATCAGTTTGATAGCCGCAAAAACAAGAACCAGAAATTGTGTTCATTGGCTTGTAGCACTAAATGGAATGCTGAAAATTGGAATTTCATGGATCCGTTTGCAAAGTGGCGGATGGATCAGAAAAAGCCTAAAAAGAAGCAATGACAAGTGTTGGCCGCGAAAAACTGGGAAACGCAGTTTCACTTACCATCGCTAAAACGGCTGAAAAATATCACCTTACACGCGCCGAGGTGGTCGGCGTGCTGATGATGTGCCTACTAGCGCACAGCGGATTTGACTATGACGACGAAGAAGACCTCAACGAAGAAGAAAACGACTAAGATTTCCCCGACACAACTCACGATGGCTTGGTTACGCCGCAAAGGCGTGACCGCGCAGATCGTCGAGAGGTGGAACCCCTTTGCCAAGATTCGCCAGGATCTGTTTCAGGTGATCGACATTGTTGCCGTCAGTCCCACAGCGCCGATCCTAGGCGTGCAGGTGACGACACGCGGCAACATGAGCGCACGCAAGGCAAAGATCCGCCAGACCGCGCCTGCGGCCTTGTGGGCGACTTGGGCGAGCTTGGAGGTGCATGGCTGGCAGAAGGTCGGCCCGCGCTGGACGCTTCGCGTATGCGAAATGCGATATGACCCTGCTGGGGCTAAGTGGGTGGAAAACGAGTTTGACCAACCTACGGCACGGCCCAAGCAATGAAGTACCTATCCGTGTGTAGCGGTATCGAAGCCGCAACTGTCGCTTGGCATCACCTGGGGTGGAAACCTGTGGGTTTTGCTGAGATCGAAAAATTTCCGCAACAAGTCTTGGCGCATCACTATCCCGATGTGCCGAATTTTCAAGATCTGACACAACATGACAAATGGCCTTTGGAGCGTGGAGCAGTTGACCTTTTGGTCGGAGGAACCCCATGTCAATCTTTCAGCATCGCTGGCAAGCGAGGAGGAATGGTTGACGGTCGAGGGCAACTTACACTTGAGTTTGTCCGCTTGGCTGAAAAGCTACAGCCAAAATGGATCGTCTGGGAAAATGTGCCTGGAGTCTTGTCCAGCGGAGGAGGACGGGACTTTGGTTCCTTCCTCGGGGCGCTGGCTCAACTCGGGTATGGGTTCGCCTACCGAGTGCTTGACGCTCGTTACTTCGGAGTGGCCCAGCGCCGTAGAAGAGTCTTCGTTGTTGGATACCTTGGTGACTGGCGCTGTGCCGCAGCGGTTCTTTTTGAGCGCGAAAGCGTGCGAGGGGATTCTTCGCCGCGCAGCAAAGCGCAACAAGAAACTTCCTCCGGCGCTCGAAGCGGCCTTGCGTCAAGTAGCGCAGATGTAGTTGGCGCAATTGATTGCAGGATCAACGCGCAGCGGGCACAAAATGCGGTAGCGGGTCATATGGTTGCAACCAAATGCATGAACGCACGGCGGTTGGCTATCGACTCGTATGTGGAGGATGACATTGCATCTACAGTCGCTGCTCGAGACTTCAAGTCTGCTAGCGACCTGCATGTAACATGGCCGGCTGACGTTGTGCCGTGCATGAACGCGCAATTTGGCGACAAGTACGAGCAGGACAACCAGCACATTGACGACGGCGCTGGATACTTTGTTGGGTTTAACGCACGACAAGATCCTGTGCAGTACGGCAACCAATCTGGCGCAGTTGATACTGACGGACACACGATGGCGGTGGCGCTCGGAACCGACTGCTACAACGGAAGCGTGACTGGTGATGTTGCAGCGACAATGGGCACGCCAGGTTCGTCTGTGAACGCTTCGGGGCCAACGGTGATGGTGCAGCAGCCTTCTGTTACCCACACTCTGCGTGGCCGAGGATTTAATGCAAGCGAAGACGGGACTGGTCGAGGTACGCCGCTCGTGTCGCGGCCAAGTACAGTATTCCAAGACAGCCAATACGGCGTTGCAGAATACGATTCTGCTGGAACTTTGCGTGCTGGCAGAATTCCAGAACATCAAATGACAATTTCTCCAGCCATGCAAGTCCGTCGTCTCACGCCGGTGGAGTGCGAGCGCTTACAAGGCTTCCCAGACGGCTACACCGACATTCGGCCTCGTGGCAAGGACACTCCTGACGGCCCGCGCTACAAGGCGCTTGGCAACAGCATGGCCGTGCCGGTGATGAGATGGATTGGTGAACGCATCGCCAAAGTCGAAAAGCTCAAAGCCGGGAAGCCATGAGAATCTACATTTTCTTGTACACCGCGCCCAACGGTGTGGTACAAGCCTACGGCCCGTTCTGGTCAAAGGTGGTTGCACGAGCGGCAGCGGTTAAGCGTTTCGGTAACGATGCTGAGGTGGCATTCGTGACGCTCAACCAAAGCCTAGAAGGCACAATCTACATCCCAGCACGGCGCGAGGTGTAACATGGCTCAGACTCCCCCTTGGCTAAACAGCGGGATGACTGGTGTGTTTGATCTGGTAGTCAACGGCGTGCAGGTGCATGTCACGCTTGAACTAGGTGATGTGACCAAGGTCGAGTTTGTTTCGCTCACGAACGAAGAAGAGCTTGCTCAGTTTATTTGGGAGCATTACGACACCGAACTTGCACGCTATGCAGAACAGGACGGTAAGCGCGTATGACAACTGATTTTTATGCCATAACCCTGATCGCCAACTCTAAAAAGCCGAGAGATTGCATATGAGTAAGTTTACAGGTTCTGGATCGCTGCCTACCCACAAGTATGTGTGGGTCAAAAGCCAAAACATCCGCACTACCGAGGACTCAGGTTACGAGCCGGTAGTGTGGTTTGGTATTAGCTCAAACCCTAGTCGCGCTTTTGGATGCCATGTGCGTACCGACGACGGCGCAGTCATCCGTAACCTGCCTCCGCACTACATCGCATTCAGCGAAGCGCCAGACGAATCCTGGCAACTAGCCAGCGCACAGCAATGGGATTGCACCGGCCTAGACTTCGCTGTGCATGAGTATACCTACCTACGCAACATGAAGTGTGGCGTGTACCCATTCTTCCTAGAAGGCCGGTACTTGTTTACGCTGATTCCCCTGCAAGACGGCTGGACGGAAGAGCCTGAGCAAGCAAAGGAATACATGTTTGTCGCGCTAAACAATGGCCGTTTGGCTATTCGGCCTACGAACAAGATCGTGTTCCACGACGAATCACGCGGCTCTGTGACCTACGGATTTCAACAACAAATCAAAGCCCAAACGCAGATTTGGACTTGCGAGTAAAGTTGCCTGTATGTTGCAGGCAATGAGCGGTGGCGCATCCCGACATCTGCGCTACCGCTCTTCTTTTGTCAACGCGGATCAGGAACCTTTATCGTCGCGTTGCTAGATTGCAGTTGATACACCCAAGCACGAAACTCGTCGCGCCGCAGGTTGTGCTCATTCTGCGATCTGATTTGTTGAAGCTCGTATCGCAACGATTGCAGTTGGCTGTCTACGCCATGCAGGCTAGAAGCCAACCACCATGTCGCGCCAGCGATGACCGACAAAGCCGTAATTGGCACAACGGCCTTAGTGATATCGCGTTCAGTCGGCGTGCCCACCGTCACTCCTGTGGCTTTTGCGCAGCGACCTTAGCTGCCACGAGGGGTTGCAACTTGGAAGCGGCTTCCTTCACGCCATACGCACCTGTGCTAGCCATGATGGCTTCCCAGGGGATGACAATGCCAATCTTCTCAAGCAGCACCTTCAGGATCGGCAGCAGAATGCCAACCCACCAAGTCGAGGAGCCACAAATTTTAGCCAGTACAGCGGTGATAGCACTCATGGTCAGTTTCCAGTTTGTGTAGGTTGCATTCTGCGATCCCGCAGAATTCGGTCGATGGTTGTTTTCCGAGCTTTCGACAGGGCATCACGGATGATTTCGATGTCGCGCTCGGTCGGATCTTCGTAATTAAGTCTACGATATTGCAGCCGTTTTTGTGCTAACTGGCCCGCGTCACGGGTCAATCGGCTGTATTCCTCGTCGCTCAACAGGAATTCTTGGTCGCCACGACGAATCCGGTATTCGGGGGCACGCGGCAGGTATTTGTCTACCGCACCCCCAAAAGTGCCCTCCTCGACCTTGTCATTGAACCGCACAATCAGCCGGTCGAGCTTGTTGATGTCCTCGGTTTCCAGCGTTTGCTTGGCCGGCGAGAAGGCTCGAGCCATGTAGCTGCCGCCTTGGCGCTCCACGGGCCGGCCCCAGAGGTCGTGCTTGATAGGCGGCGCGTCAGGGTTGTCCTTGGACGGGTAGACCTGATAGGTCAGCTTCTGGTACATCGCATCCCATTCGCTGGCATCCTCGTACTCGCGCACGGACACATCGCGCATATAGGGGTCGCCAGCGCTGGCTAGCTGCCGCACCAAGTTGGGCATCATCGGGCTAATGAACAGGTCACGGGTCATCTTGGCCGCGTTCACGTTCTCGCGGTCGCGGAACATCTTGCTGACATCGCCCAGCGTGCGCAGGAAGGTCTTGTCCTCCAGCTGGCCCACGGCGTTGTTCATTAGCGTTGCCAGAGCCTTGTTGTAGCGCTCAGGCACATCCTCGTTCAGCGCGATCTGGGTAGCCTTGACCATGTCTGCAAGCGCACTCATGCTCGTTGCAAACGGTTCTACGCGGTTGTAGCTGTACCAGGTGTCGCCCACGCGGATGCTGTTAGGCGGCGCAGTACGCTCGGCCAGTTGCCGTTCGCGGTAGTCTGCGGGAGCAGCACCCGTGAGCGCCGGTTGGTCGTCGTCGTCGTCGCCCAAAAGGCTGTACGCCAAGACCAGCATGCCCACCGCAACCATGGCGTTGGCGGCATCCGGCACACGCTCCGACTTCTCGTAAGTCCCAGCACCCAAGGCTTGCTTGGCAAACTTGAACATCGGGACAAACGGGTGAATCGGCATCGACAAGCCGACCTTGATAATTTGGGTCGGGGTCTTGATGTAGGGCAACAAGAACGAGCCGATGGGAACGGTCGTCGGGTTATTGTCCAGCCAATTACGCGCTTGCAGCAACACTCGCGTCAGTTCGTCGCTACGCGCCTGGAACACCGTTGTGCGAGCGCGTTCCAAACCTTCTTGCCACAGCGGGTGGTTGTAGTCGGTTAGGACGTAGTCGATAAACGATTCTAAGCCTGCGCCCGACAAGCCGTCTCTGCGGCCTTGGCGGTAGGCCAAGCTACCGGCTTCCGTGTGCGCTGCCATCGTCTTAAACAACTCGTCGAACGCCCGTAGGGTCGTCAGCGAGGGGAAGCGCAGGATGCGTCCAATAAGGCCAGGGATCGCATTAGCCTGCTCGGCAAACTCCAGCGTTGAGTCAGCGTTGAGTTGCGCCTCGAACACCGGCATGTCCGTGCGGTACGCCATGACGAAGTTGCGCATGGCTCGACCCAGCGAGCGCAGCCAGCCCGTCATGTAGGCTTTGAAGTCACCAAAATCCGCGCTGTCACGGTCACGGATGACTAGGTTTGTAAGCACCTCGGCAAGCTGGCGCGTAGTGCGCAACGACATCATCGCGGCGTTACCGGCGATGTTGGCGATGTGAGTGCCAGGGCCACTTAGCATCGAGGCGTGACGCGCTTCAATGAATGCGTCCCAAACCGACTTCACGCGGCCAGCACGCAAGTCAGCTTCCGTTCGCGCACCATGCAACCCGCGCATCAAACGCGAGAAGGTGACAAGATCTCCCTTGGCAAGGTAGGAGAACATGTCATCAACGTCGTAGCCTTCCTCGCGCTTCTTGTCGAGGTACTCCACAACCGCTTGGGCATGGTCGCGGCGGATCTTCTCTACTTCCTTGCGGGCCTTGGCAACATCAGCCTTGTTGCCACCTTCTAGCGCCTTGTTCAGCGCCCGCTCGGCCTTACGCAGCGAGCTTGTACCTGCAAACACATGCGCTTTGTTGCGCTTGCGTGCAGCCATGACTGCATCCTTACGCACGCGGAGTTGAGCGCTAGCGTTACGGCGGATCGCAGCGTCGTACGACTCAGCCTCGTATGCAGCGTAGAACTTGTCGGTCGTCATGCGACCTGTGGTAGCGCTCTCGGCTTCCTGCGCAGCAATCGCCATGACGGCGTACTGCTTCCACGGCTCGCTGACAGAACCGTTGTTGCGGATCTCCTCGAACAACGCTTCTTTTGTGCCCTCGTAGTCGTTCTCAAGCTCGGCAAGCGCAAAGGCGCGAGCGTCATCGTCAGCCTTCAGCGTGGGCAGAATCTGGTACTCAATCTGCCGCATGTACTCGCGCACGCCACGAGTCAAAGCGCGTGCTTCTTCTGTGGTCGCAGCGATTGCTGAACCCGGCGCTTCACCAACCGATGTGCCTTCGCCTTCCTTTAGCGCTTGTTCGGCTAGCGGCTTTACCTCTTTGCGCAACGCATCCTTCGCACGCTTTAGCTTTGCTGCTGCGGCACGTTGCTGCGCTTCCTTCAACGCAGCTTTGGCACTCTTAGCTGCTTTGGCTGAAACACGCTTAGGCTTGCTAGGTTTGCCAGGCTTTTCGCCGCCCTTGCCTTTGACAGAGAACATCGGCCCTTGCGTGTCTAGCACGCCTTGCGACTCCAGCAGCGGCAGTACAACTGCACGGGTCAGCGGCTTGGGGATACCGTTGCCCACAATGCGCTTGGCTAGCTTCGGATCGCTCGGCAACTGCATCTCTGCGCCAAAGCCCATGAGGCGCTTCATCGCCTCAGGCGTGACGCGCAGGACGCGGCCATCGGGCATAAGGATGCGCGGGGTTTCTGCGCCACTTGCAACCATGCCAGGCGAAGGCTTATCGAACGGCGACAGAGGCGCTAGCCCGTGTACCTGCGTGCCGCTGATGTAGTACGCCTTGCTCGGAGCTTTGGGATCAATGTTGGCCGACTTCAGCGCCTTCAACACATACGGCGGCAATTCGCCCTTAAACTCAGGCAGCGTGTCGATGACATCAGCTAGCGCGTCGCCCCACGAGGCATACGGAGCTTCAAACAAAGTGGGCTTGTTGGAGTGCGTAGGCTCAGGACGCGGCGGCAACTCGCCTTGTTTTACAGCGCGAACAAACAGCCGCTGACGCTTGCTAGGCGAACCGTAGTCCTGCGCCTTGTACACATGCGCGTCCCAGGTGTAGCCCGATTCCGTAAGCGCGTCCGTGATCAGCTTGTACGCTTCCGATTTGCCGTATTCTCTAACGTTTTCAATAACGACAATCGGGTTCTGGGCCACGCGGATAATGTTGGCTACTTCACGCCCGCGCTCTGTTTCCTCGGCCTTGTTTACACCTTGGCCGCTACGCAGCAACGACGAGTCAACGCACGGCGGGCTAAAGTGAGCTAGCACCTTGCCCTTAAAGTCTTCGGCATTGACATCGCCAATCTTGGCAACCGTGGAAGGACGCTGCGCGTTGCGGTTGTACGCTTCGGCAATGTCAGGCTGCATCTCAACGGCCAACTGCGTGTCAAGCACATCGCTCAACGCGATCTCAAACGTGCCTCCACCAGCAAAGCCAACGGCAGCAGGAACTTTGGCTCTTACCGAGTAACGAATGTCGTCAATCGTGTCTTGGAAGCGTTGTGACAACGGGATTACGTTGCCGTTGTCGTCCCGAATAATGGTTTCTGGCGTGTAAGGCTTGCCATAAACAGCATCGTATGGCATAGCACCAATATCAATGTGTTTTCCATCAAATACAACATTTGGACGTTTTCGCCATGAATATCCACCACCAATTTCGTAAGTGTTTGGTGCAATATCAACTGCAAACGTCATCCCGTGTTTTGACGCATAAATCCAAGCGTGATCGTCCCCATCTTGACCGCCGTTTTCAATGTCAAATCCTCGATTTGATAAATATCCACCAATAGCGTCGGCAATTCTGTCGCAAATTCCTCCAGTACCTAGTTCTTCTGAGTAACCGTCGTCGTCCTGATCCCATTCGTCATATTCTTTTTGCGCAAGTGCAGCAAGATCAGTTGCATAAGATCGTAGTTCTGGTTCTACAGTTTGTTGAACTTTATTTGCGGCAGTATCCACCATCCGCTGGGCAGTTGCCAGATCGCCAGCCTCTGCCGCAGCCATGTACTCGGCCTCCATCTCTGGAGTGATGGCTTGACCTTTAGCTGAGAACAGCGGCGCGTCGCCTTCCTTACGGGCCAAGTCAGCCTCGTAACGCTTACGCAACGCCTTCTTGCCGTCTTGCGTCATAACCTCCGTGTCGCTGCGCTTGGCAATAACAGAGAGCAAACGCTTGTCGGTCATGTCAATTGCTACCGGCTCGCCCATCCACGGGATAGCGTTCCACCAGTCTTTCGTGCCGCGTTCTTCCACGACATCGGCTAGTGCAGCTTCTTCGTTGGTAATCGGCACTACCTTGATGCGTTGGTCAAAGCCGCTACCGGATGCATCTACAACCTTGGATGCGCGGTTGTTGAAATTGACAATGTCCCCCACGCGCAACTGCCCTGGCACAAACCGACCGCGTGCCACCGTAGGCAGCTTCTCGCGTCTACGGCGCTGACGGTCAGCCGCGTCCTGCGCTTCTTGTTGTGCTTGCTCCGTAGCAAGGCGTTCTGCTTCGGCGGCATCTAGGGCAGCTTGTTGTTCAGCTTCTTCTTGCGCACGGACTTCAGCCGCACGAGCTTCATCCTCGCGGCGTTGGCGAGCAGCGGCCTTTTCATCTAGCTTGCGCTGGCGCTCATCTGCCTTAGCTTGCGCTCTTGCAGCTTGAGCTTCCAAACGATCCTTGCGCTCTTGCGCTCGTTTAGCTTCGCGCTCTGCCGCTTGCCGCGCCTGTGCATCTTTAGCGTCTTGGACTTCCTTAGCCTTGCGTTGCTTCTCTTCGGCAAGGCGGGCTGCACGACGAATAGCAGTCTCTCGAGCAGTTTGCGCTGCAACGATAACCTCGTCATCAGTAGCTTCCTTGCCAAGGAACGACCGCACAGCGTCCTCTGCAACGGCTTGGTCACCATCGGTCGCAGCAATGCGGTTGACTACACCTGCCGCAGAGCCGGTGGGGGTGTCGCTAGCCAGTTCTTTTAGCTTGGCGTAGTACTTTTCTTCCTTGCGCTTTTCTTGCTCGCGTTGCGCCGTAGCAAGTTTGCGGGCAGCGTCCGTTTCTTTTTTACGCTGCTTTTCCAGCGCCGCTACACGCTTTGCTTCCTCGTCAGCCTTCTTGGCTTCGTTAGCATCGAATCGCTCGGTGGCCGCTTGCACATAGCTAGCGACCTCTTCGGGACGCAGGTCAGTCGGAAGCCCTGGCAGCGTAGCTAAAGCCTCGCGCTGCTTTGCAGGCGTGCTGGCGCGACCGATAGCCTCAATGACCTTCCACTCTTCGTCCGCCGTTTTAATGCGGCCTAGACGCGCCCGTGCTGCATCGACAGCCTTCTTGCGCCGATCTTCGTATGCAGCCGTTTCGCGGGCAGCTTGTTCTTCCTCTAGCCGCTTGGCTAGCTCTTCCTTCGTGCGTGTAGCTTCTAGCTCACCTAGCGTGCGCGAAGCAAACATACGCGCCTGGCGCTCACGGCCAGATGCAGCAGCTACAGTTCCAGCCTCTGCCGCAGCCAGCAACCGCAATAGCACCTGCGCTCCAGCAATGCGCTCGTTGGCAGATGCTTCTACCTCTACATCGCCGCGCTCGGTGTCATACAGCAGCTTAGGTAGCTTCTCAATTGCACGACGATCAGCGTCAGCTAGCGTTTCAAACTTAAAGCCCAGCTTGTTGAGCTTCGTCTTTACCCAGTCGTACAGCTGCTGGAAGAAGGTCGGGTCAGCCTGCATAGCCTCGTCGGCTAGTTCAGGGTTTGCCTCAAGCGCATCCATCGTCGCGCTGAAAATGTCAACGGCAGACGAACCCTGTTCGTTTAGAAGTTGTTCACGGCCTTCCGGCGTAGACAACAACGCTTTGAGCTTTTCCTTAGACCCTGTAGTGGTCGCTAGTTCACCTAAAGCCTTGCGTTGCGCTGCGGCCCAGACATTAGGCGCGGCCTGCTGCAAACGCTGCATGGTGTCTTTCCACAGGTCTTGGCCGTCCTTGGAGCGGAACACACCGTGGAATGCCTCGTGACGCGCCACGCGACGCAACAGCGCTTCGTCTGACAACCGTGCGTTTAGGTAAACGGTCGTACCGTCTTCCAAGCCTTTAAATGTCTTGTTGTCGTTACCTGGGTCTAAGAACTCAACCTTGAACCCTAGGTCGGTCAGTACCTTCTCGGCTTTTTGCTGCGCTTCGTTTGCCGCAACTACCAACCGACTGTTTTTAAGGCCGTCATAGTCTTTTTTGAAAATCTCGCGCTTGCCGAGTTTCTGCTTCTTTTCATCCCATTCAGCTTGCTCTTCGGTTGTTAGCAACCGTTCTGCGCCAGGCGTTACAGCAGCACGAAACTGCTCGCCTAGTCCCTTAGCTTCAGCGCGAGCTTGTGCCTCACCATACGCGCCAGCAAGCAGCGCCTTGCCTTCGTCGGTTGTTTCTTCGGTGATTGCTTTTAACTGTGCAGCAAGCGCGTCACGGTTTTGACGCAACAAAGCTAGCTGGCCTTTGACCGTTGCAATTTGCTCTGGCGTACCCGTTGGAACCGCAGCAGGTGTAGCGGCAGCAGCAGTAGACGCAACAAGGGCATCAAGTTTGGCTACGCGAGATTTAATAAAATCAATTACGGCTGCGCTTTGCTCCGAAGTTGCTCCAGTTGGGTGAAAATCTTTAAATGTATAACCGGTTGCAGCATTAATTTTTTCAGCAGTAGTAATTTTAGCGTTCTTTTTTAGCTTTGCTTTCATGCCAGACATTGCAACTTGTGGCACGTTTTCATCCGGCAAAGCATCTGTTCCATACTTTGCGTCAAGCATTTCACCGGCTGCTTTAAGAGACGCACTACCGTAATAGTTTCCAACTTCGCCAGTCTTTGCTACCCATCCAAGCTCTGCGCCAATTCCTTGTGTTGAAACTCCAAAAAACGGCAACCATTGTCCTGCGGATACGCCTTTTTTAGCGTTTCTTCCAGATGACCTATAAAATGGTTGCAGCGTGTCGCCAATTTTGACAAACGTCATTACACGGTTGCCGTAATTAAAAAACGGCATGTCTTCTAGCCCCTCAATTTGAAGTGGCTGAATATCTTTTTCCGTGACTTGTGGTGCAGCAGGAGTAGCTGTAGCAGCTTCGCCGTCAACAACAGCCGGCGTTTCTGCTGTTACGGGCATTCCTTCAGCAGTTGTTACAGCCGCAGCTTCAGGTGTTTCTGCCGCAGGTGCAGCCTCCGTAGTCGGAGCGCGACCTTCCAACCGAGCTAGCTCTGCCTCGCCAGCAGCAACCAACTCTTGTGCTTGCTTGGCCTGCGTTTCTACCGCACCAATTTGCTCGGCAAGCAGTTGACCGCGTTGGGCCTTTAGTTCTTCTGCAACCTTGGCCTCTTCTGCGGTTTCAGCTTCCTTGCGTGCTTCTGCAAGTGATGCAGCAATCTGGCTTTTAGCTGTAATACCGCCAATAGCGGAGCCTGGCAGGAAGCCCAGTACGCCTGACTCAAGCAGTTGGTTTAGGTCAAACGCTTCCTCTGCCGACTTGATGCTTAGGGCGTAGTCGCTGAGTTGGTTTAAACCCTCAGACAACATCTCTTGTCCGGCTTCTTCTAAGCCTTCAGCGAGCATCACTTGACCGACCGTGATGTTCTTAAGCGCACCGCCTGAAGCCTTGTTAGCTTTGGCTAGACGCATTGCAGCGCGGTTTAGACCGACAGGCATGGCTTCCAGCGAGCCAATACCCAAACCAACAAAGTAGGACTTCCATGCGTCCTCTTCCGATTTGCCTAGTTGCACCGCTTCTGAGTATCGAGACGCGCCCGTGCCTAACGCACCAAGCGAACCAGACGACACCATAGCTAAACCACGGCCAACAGCCGCACTTCCGCTAGCTACAGTTCCTAAACCGCCGGTTGCAAAGCCAGCGCCGACATAGCCAAACGCAGAACCAAATGCGCTGCTGATCTTCGCCGTCCACGAATCGCCTAGCCCCTCAACCCCAGGTACTGCTGACTGAATGCTTGCTTGCGTCTCACGCGCCCAGTCATCAACGCTGGACTCGCCAAACAAACCTTCAGCCGCAATACCCAAACCCTCTACTGCGCCGGTAAAGGTGCTGGTAAGGCCGCTTACCAAACTGCTGCCAGCTTGCTGCAAATGCTCGCCTAGAGAATACGACCCCGATTCTTCTGCCCACGACAGGTCAGGCATACCGCCGCCAGCAAGCTGCGGGGTGGGAGACGGTGCGTTAACCCACGACAGATCGTATTCTTGATCCATGTGCTAGCTGTGTTGGTTATTTAGAAGCCTTGGCGCGTGCTTCCTGCAATGCCTTAAGCACATCCTGCTCGCTGACATTGTACATTTTGGCAAACTCAGAAATAGTAGTCACTTTGGGATCTACAGATTTTGTCGAGCCAGCTTTTGACGCATTGTATTTTGCATAAGCGTCCTCGCTTGCTCGCATCCTAGAAGCCGTTTCCCATGCCAAACGTTCTTCCGCTTTTTGGTTTTCATCCATTTTTTTGGCTGACGCTTCACCTTGGTAATACCCACGCTCGTATTGTTTTTTGCGCTTGGCTTCCAATTGAGCGGCAGTCATACTTCCGGCGGGATATGCGCCCCGCTTTTTCATATCTTCAATTTCACGAATCACATTGCCCAAGCCTACTTTGTAGATCTTGTCAATGCCTCTCAGGCGATCAATAACATTGTCGGCATCTTCTTCAGACGCAATTTTGTTGATGTCTAGCCCTTCAAGTTCTTTTCTGTATTCACCAATCGACTTAGTCCCCTTTGGTTGTAAGGTAGACAAGGACTCATTGAGGTTTAAAGCTCGCTCTGAGGCTTGCAAAGAAGCATCTGTAATGGTCGGCAACTCGTTACGGCGCATTCTTTCAGCTGCGTCTGCTTGATATTTTTCTTTGTCAATTGTTCCATCTGGTTTGACATACGGCGCAATCCATGCAGGATATTTGCCGTTTGCGTCTTTTTGTGGCGTGTAATCTTTTGTAATTGCAGGTTCGCCAGGCACAACCTTGGCTTCCTTACGCGCACCCCACTCACCACGCAGGATTTGACCTGCTGCGATTTGGCGCTGCTTGGGGTCAGTAATGCCCGCTTCGTCTAGCGTGCGACGAATGTTCTCCTGCACATTCACAGGCACATTCATCATCGGCCTTGCTGCACCGCCGCCAGTAAACGGCGTATTCGCTGCACCCATACCGCCTGCCGCAGCACCAGCACTAGCACCAGCATCAGCAGGCATCATGCCGCCGCCTGACATCAGTTGTGCTGCTTGCTGTGCAATCCACTCTTGTGGAGTTCCACCGGCTTCAATTACTTGGAATTGACCGTCTTCGCCTAAGGCCCGCCATTGCTGAATAGCTAGTTGTTGCGCTTGGTATTGATTAACACCTTGATTGCGACCTGCTGTGTACTTCGTTTGCGCCTCTGTAAGGCCAATGTTCTTTTGCAGTAGCTGATTTCTCAAATCAGCATTTTCACGCTCGTATGCACGCATTTTATCTGATTCTGCTTGCAGCCGTGCGGTGTCTTCTTTTGCTGTTGCAGCGTTTACCCATTCAGGTTTGCCGTTAATCGTCACGCCAATCATTCCCTGATTAGCTTTTTCGATGTTCAACGACATCTGCTGCGGGCTGATGTTTGGATCAATTTGATAATTATTTTTTAATGCCTGAAATGCTAAGGCTTGAGATTGTTGACCCATTTGCTCGCTATTAGCAATAGCGGCATCGAACCGATTCATTTGGAACTTAAAGTCCTGCGCTTTAAGTTTGGCTTTGCCAACCTCTCCTAGCAAGTTGTCATAAATCTGTTGCGTTTTTTCCAGCGGGACGCTTCGGTTTTGTGATTGCTCAAGTAAACTCTCAAGCCGTGCCGTAATTTGCGGATCTTCTACAGCTTCCCCAGTTGGCGTGTACGTCTGAAAGAACCCACGACCACGCTGATCAACTAGCATCGAACTAAACGATTGACGCGCAGACTCGTCAGCCATCAACAGGCTTTGGCGCTCTTTTTCTTTGATAAAAATCTGCGCCGTTTGCGGATCCATTTTGCTGGCTAGCTTGCCAGCCATAGTCATTTGCTTGTTGTAGTTGTCAAGCACGCCTTTGTATTGCGCTTGGTTAGCAAACTTGCCAAGCATGGCGTTCACGGGATTGATTGGCATCCCCGTGTATTGATTAGATTGCTGCGGAGTACCAAACTCGTAGCTAAACTTACCTGTTTGATCCGGCAAGTTAGGCAACGACGTGCGCGCTCCTTCGGCTTCAGCCAGATAGCCCATGGCTTCTTTGCTAGCTGCACGCTCTTCTTGCCCTTGAGCAAATAGTTCTTGCTGCTGACTAAACTGTGTTTTGGCACGTTCTTCTGCCGCTAGCTCCAACGCTGCACGCTGTTCTGCAAGCTGTAGCTCTTTGGCTTGACGCTGACGCGCTAGCTCGAGTTTTTCAGCTTCCATGCCAAGCTGCATGCCTTGACCAAAGCCAGCAGCAATGCCGGCCATCGCGTTGCTAATGCCGCTGTTAGGACGAATAATTAGTGCCATAGCGTTTTTGTGTGCTAGATGTTTAGAAAATTGATGTGCTGTTGTTAAACGCAGAAGTACCAGATCCGCCGCTGTTCATCATCCCGTAACCAAGCAGCGTACCACCAAGCTGACCCAGGCCAGCCGTCCATGCGTTCGGATCTTGGAACTGAATGTTCGCAGTTGCACCAGCTTGTGCGCCAAGCAACGCCGTGTTCGCGCCTGCGTAGTTCTGGTAGAAGCCCGACATCGCGCCATACGCGCCCGCTTCTGCTGATGCTTGCGCTTGTGCTAGCTGACCTTTCATGCCAGCAACCGACTCGTCGATACCCATCAGCGTGCGGCTTAGGTCGCTGCTAATGCCTCGTGAGGCGTTGTCAAACGCAGTCGTGTTGTACAACCCGCGCTGGGTCATAGACTGCTGCATCTGCCCCGAAAGCTGCTTGGACTGATCGTATGCGCCTTGCTTGGCCGAACGACCGTACATATCAGCAAACTTGTTAGCCGAGGCAAAGCCCTTTTGCAGCGTGGGCAAAACCATGGCTTGCTGTTGCCGCGCCTGACCGTACATCCAATCTTGGTCTTTTTTGGCTTGAGCAAACAGTTTGTTCATTTGCTTCATTTGCTTTTTGGCAGGATCTTCTTTGCCAAACAAGCCACCCAAAATGCTGCCACCAGCACTAATTAAACCTGCCCCGATGATCGGATCCATTTTTATTCCCTCTTTTCGTCTGTTAGGATTTCATCTTCGACGACCTGATTGCCGCCGATGAACGTGCATCCGTAGAGTTTCGAAGCCCCACGGATAATAGCATTTCCGTAGACGCGAGACTCGAATTCTACGCGGGATGTGCCCTCGACAACACAGTTGCCAAAGCATTGGGTTTCGTGACCCACAAAACAGTCGCCACGGATCTGTGCCTGCTCGTAGATCCACGCATCGTCGCAGACCCAAGCGTTGCCATAGACCTTGGCGGTCGAGTCGATCCAGACCGAGTCATCCACGACTGCCGTGTCAGCTACCCAGCCCCCGCCATTGGCGTGCTGGTGGGCCGAAACAGGGCCGTTGCCGTCACCGAAGTCATAGGTTGTCATCGTTCTGCCACCACCACATGGCCCGTCAGCGTGACCGCCGAGGAGCTAGTGTTCTTGATGAAGGGGATGATCACCGAACCCGTGTAGATGCGGATGCCAGGGTCGCTGTACTTGGACAGCAAGGCAACGTTGACTTGGTTGCAACTCAGCAGGGTCAAGGGTCGAGCCACAATCAGCGACACCGCGCCAGCAACCAAGCTCGTGCCCAATGTAATCGATTGGATACTACGCACACCCTTGTCGCCTGCCGCCAATTGGAACCACACCACCGTACCTAGCACAGGGCTAGGCGGAATCTGATCGCCTGCAACGGCTAGGAGCGTGGCTGTGCGACCTGCTGTGCCTGCGCTGTTGGTGTAGCTGACCGTGCTGTTCGTAATCGCAGCGGCGTTCGTATTGGCCGTAGTGGTCAGCAGGCCGATGACATAGCCCTCGCCATCCGTGCTGCCGTTCAGGTCACGAGCAGGGAAGGTAGGCGATGTGATGGCCTGTGCCGTGGTCGTCGTCACCACGATGCCCGTGTTCACCCACACGACATCCGCCAGCATAATGGTGCAGAGTGTGGTCGTGGTCGCTGCCGTCTCGGTGATGTACAAAGAGCCGGTAGGTGTCCACAACTGCAATGCGCCGTTGTCCGCAGCGGTCGTGCCGTCAGTTGCTCGTCCGTTGATGCCAGGCGTGCCAGGCGACCACGCGCCCGTGAATCCAGCGTCTTTACCGAAGCTGTACCAGTAGGCTGTACCTTCGGTCGCCGTGCCGACCTTGTTGATCGGAATGACGCGGCCAGTAATGCCCACATTAACAGGGCTGTTGACCTTCTTGTCGCCCGTTGCGTCATACACCGACCACTCGCAGCCGTCAGTCCATTGCAACGACTCACCTGCCATGAGCACCGCCTTGAACAAGCAGTACTCCGTGCCGCTGACATCCTTCTTGACCGTCACCGTGTTGGCCGTCGTAGCGTGACGATTAAAGATCGAGATTGACTTTACTCCGCGCTGGGTTGACGATGCGGGAGCAGCGACAATCACGGTTGTACCTGCCGTGTTGATCGTGCCGTGACCATCGCCTGGCGTGAACGCCGTGGTGGTCATGTCCACATACGACACCGCGTAGTCAATGTCAGCGGTCGAGCTAGTCGTGAGGTCTAAGGACTTGGTCGTAGCGTCAAGTGTAATTGCCATCAGAATCCTCCGAACGCCATACGGGCCATGACCGCAGGCTGGTCTAGTCCGCTACCGCCGCCGCCGCCAGGTGCTGCCCAAGTGCCGTCTGCCCGTAGGAAGTTGGTTGTGCCGCCGCCAGATGCAGGAGTTAGTCCGTCTTCTGTGTCGGTAAACAGCGGTAAATTTACCGATGTGCCCGTGCTGCTCGTGAGATCGCGTGTCGCCGCGACATAGCCAAGATCGGTAGCTAGTACGCCCCAGGTGCCATCACCCAACAGCACCTCTGTAACTACGCCAGAGAGCTTAGGCAGGAGTCCGTGGGCAGTAGTTGAGCTATCTAGGTTTGTAGTGTCTGTCGGTGGTGCGCACTCGTCTAGGCGCGGTACTGGGTAAATTGGAATACGATACGCGCCGTCGCCTGCTAAGAATTTTGCCGAGCTACCGTCCAACGCAGGCATAAGACCTGCGCGGCCCGCATTAGCCACAGGAATGTTGGTAGTAAGTTTTCCATTAGCAGTTTTAAGCGTAGTATCCGTTTGCAGCGTCAGCGTCAGCGGACTGTTGTTAGTTACCGTTAGCGGCGGTGCGATGTTCAGTACCAGCGCACCTTCTTTGTCTAGCGTAAACGGCCCCGTCAGCGCAAGCGTAATCTGCCCTCGTTCGTTTAGCGTCAGCGGCGCGGCAATTGTCTCGTCTGTTGTCAGCGAGTTGCGCCGTTGGCGTTGAGGGTCGATACCGCGTGCTTGGCCCGATAGGCCAATGCGCTTAGGGTCAGCCATTACGCTTCCTTCCTGCGGGGTACGCATCCAAGCGAATGGACTCTAGCGACCACCGCGTAAACGCATTGGCTTGCTGTAGCTCCATCCACACAAACGCCCCTCGAGCGCGTACAAGGTGGATCGGGTTGCGCCCAGGGACAAACTGCCCGCTGGCAACCGGCTGGCCTTTGTCATCCGGCGTAGTGCTAGCGTAGAGCTTGTAGTTGACTGCACCTTGGTTTGCCATCACGGCTGCAAGGTTGGTGATACGTGCGTCAAACTCGCTATCGTCGGGCGCGATGGGGCCAATAAGCACCTTGCCGTCGATAAGCTGGCCGTCGTCGCTTGTAGCGAGCTTGTCCCAACGCACGATGCTGCTGTCGTAGGTTCCGATCAGCAAGCAGCGGTCATCGGCGGCATCACCGTCAATGACAACTGCGGCAGAGGGCTGCTTGGTTAGCGCAAAGGTGTCTTCGTACCACGCGCCAGACTTGCGCTCCCAGAAATAGTGCTTAGTGCGGCTAGCCGTGTCGGTAAACGGCATCAGGAACACGTGCAGGCCGTCGTCGTAGGTGTTCCAGAACATCTCGACGTAGAACTGCGACAAGTTGACATTGTTCAACCGCCGCTCAATCGTGGACTGCGTCATGGACACAGGCACGCTGCCTGGCTTCATGATGTACACGCCGCCACGAGATCCAAAGAAATACAGCGTGCCTTCGGGATCCTTGGCCCACGAGCGTCCAAACGCAACGCCGGTGACATCTGACACAAGGTCAAACACGCCGCCGGCCATCGGGTCACCGCGCATCATCCACAGCGACGAATCGCAGCCAAACAGCAGCAAGTCGTCGTTGTAAGGAATGAGGCTGTTAATCAAGTCAGGGCACAAGCCAGCGCGAGCGTTGTTGCCGCTGATAGCTTGCGTAGCTGTTTGAACAGCTGGAAAAGTGTCCCAACCGGTAGGATTGCCCTGCTCGCTCATGTGCCAGTTGTGCGGATCGTCAGCACCACGGGCTAAAACCGCACGACCACGCCAGTTTGTTACGAGTTTGCAGCGGTTAGGCAGCGTTCCAGCATCAAGCGCTTTCCACTCCAGCACCGTGTCGTTGCGCGGGTCAAACACGCGGTATGCCAAACCATCAGTAAAATACACTTTGCCAAACAGCACCGCGCAGTCAACATACGGCGCATTAGCATCTAGTTCCGGTTGCGTCAAAGTATCAACGCCAACAGGCGAACTTACACCGCTTGGCGTAATTTTTTTGATTTTGCCGTTAGATACAGCAAGCAATACCTGCGCTCGTGGTGATGGATTGTTTGAATCAGAAACACTAGCAACAATTTCATATCGTTCAATTGTTTGCTCGTCACCTGTGCCGTCTTTTAACACGTAGACATTTTCTGCACGCGGATAAGTGTCGGGATCTAATGGGTCAGGAATACTTGGAAAATCAGCGGAAATGCTATTTCCAATGCGATATTCTGGCGACACAAACTCAGGCGCAGCCTGTAAAACAACGTCGCCATTGGTGTCCTTAGACAACAGGGCAATCGGCGTGTTACCTGCGTCTTTGCCTACGATTGACCAACCGACACCGTATGCGCCACCGACAAAAGTGAACGGGTAGTACACATTATCGAACGCATCCTTAGACAAGTGCGGGATGTAATCGTTTGAGCTGATAGCGGTCGTACTAGAGCTAGCTAGCGTTCCCGACCACGCATCAGAAACAACTTGCGTAGCCGCGTTGTAAACCAACTTGCGCCCGTTGCCGTTGGCATCCGGCCAACTGTAAGTGCCATCGTTTGTAGAACCCGTAAACTGCGGGTCACCCATAGTATAAAACGCAGCTTCGGTTGCCATAATACGCAAACCAACGCCTGCGCCAAAGCCACTTAAACCGTCTACAACCCAGCGATACGGGCCGTCAATTGACTCAAGGCATCCAGCAACTGCTAGCGGACTAGCAATCACAGCGGTTTTGCTAACGGTGTCCGTGTCCACAGAACTCGGCGGCGCATTGCGATACGGATGCGGCCAGTTGCCAGAATTGTAAGTCGTATCCATGGCAAGTTGCGGCGGCGTATGATTGCCTTTAGGCAGCAAATGCCAAATGCCCCACTTCCACGCTAAATAGCCTTCAATTTTTTCGCACAGCGTTGCATTTGCGTTAGTAATGTTAGGAACAAATGTTGCTGCGGCGCTATGTAGGCTTGCAGGATTTACAATAGCAGTAGTTGAACTGCCGCCCCACGTAAATGGATAGGTAATTGGCATTCCAGTATAATATGTATCAGATGAATCACCTTGATCGGGATAAGTGTATTCTCGTCTTGGCCCTAAAACTCCACGAATTTGCCCGTAAATTTGTACTACATCACCTCTTAACAAATCAACTTGATTAACTGGATCGCAAAGCAAAATATAATTAAAATACAGCTTTTCTGATCCTGTAGTTGGAACAAAATAAGGCGAAATTAAATTTGGCGCTTCTCCTTGGCCTAATCCATTGTAGGAATATGTGTCTTTAGTAGCTGTAACTGTTTGAGTTGGCGCTTTGCAAGCTAAACCTAAGGTACGCGGATATTGTGGAACATATGATTGATCTAAATTGTGCAGCGTAATAATTTCCGCAACTTGGCCCTTAAACCAGTTAGTTGTTGATGAAGATAAATTGGGCGCCTGACGGCCTAGGTAAAATCCAGCAGAAGCACTAATTTGCGCTCCACGCCAACGGTCAATAGGCTGTCCATTAAAACGATAATGGCATTCAAGTTCAGTAGTGCCATCGCCTGATCCAACTGCATAAATAATAGTTAAAATACTAGCATTGTTAACTGTTGACAAAGTTGCTGACGCAGGAAATTTAAAAGCTCCAGCGCCAATGTATGACATTTGATTTCCACCTGTTGCAAACGGCGGATTAGGCTCTTCTTGTACGTTAGTTCCATTGTAGCCTTTAGATAATCTACTCCAAGAAAGCGCACTATCTGGTGTAGCATACAATAAAACCTTATTTGGGTTGACTTGCCCAGGAAACATAAGGTTTTGTGATTTGTGTACAGCTACATGCAAATCATGTTTTTCTGGCAACGATGTATCAACCCCACACAAATAAGTTGGAGCTGTAATCGGATTTTCATCTTCTGCTACTTGTGGCCTAAACACAATATGCATAGCCCATTTGGCGTTTGCATAATTAGGAAACGCTGAAGCAGAACCATCGCTAGACTGAGGTGTTGTCGGCTGCCCTCCAACGGTATACAGTTGCGAAGCACCATCAAAATCAAAACATGGCTGACCAGCCCAGCCAGTTGCTAAGTACTTTGGCCCCGTTTCGGTAAGCGTGCAGCCTAAGTTGCGTCCTGCGCCGCTTACGTCAAACCAAGCCGTCACTCGTTCATTGTCAGTTACGCCTTCCATTTGAGAAGCGTCATACCAAGACCAAAGTTTGTCATTAGGAATCTGAGCTGGAGTCCAATCGACCGCAGTTGGTCTGTAATTTGGATATTGTTGTGAATGTTTTTCGTAACGATTTAGGTTAACTGGAGAAGTAAAGCAAACTTTTCCGTCAGCTAACACATCAATATCGCACAATGGATACGGCATCTTTCTACGAGCCGCTTCTTCCATGCCTGTACTGTAAATTTCGTCGTAAGCTACAACATAGCCCACCTCTAGCAATGGATCATTAGCTGCTGCATACAGCATTCCTTGCTGTAAAACCAATTTTTCAATTGTCAATTTTGGTTCAAATGCATAATCCAAAACAGGAGGAACATCTGATTCAGATTCTTTATATTTCCAGATTCGTGTTTTACTTAAAGATGTCAAATTTGCAAGCTGCGATGGGCTAATTGCTAGGTCAGCAGCGTTTTTGTGACCTGTTCCAATCCATACACCGCCTGCATCATCTACAGCTAAACCACGGATGTACAAATTGACATCTTCTAAGCCTGCTGGTGCAAATGTGTACACCAGCACGCCGTTCTTGTTAAACTTTTGCACCGTGCGGCCAGCGTCAACTACATAAACATTTTCCTTGTAGTCAACAACGCAGTAGGTGCTGGCGTTTGAGTTGTTGTTAGCCTTCTCCCAAATCAACTTAATGTTGGCTGAGTCTAAAGGCACATACCGCAGTTGGCGGTTGTCGTACACAACCTTCTCAAACCGCTTGACACGTGCCTCCATCGACTCAACTACATATTTTGTAAGCCCGCTTCTTTGAGCGCCACGGATGCGTCCCGTGATAGGGTCTTGCCCCCGCACATTGACAGCTTCGTTTGTAGTTCCGCTAGGCTGCTTGGACTGCGCGACATTGTCGTTTAGTCCACCAAGAGGAAACTGTAGCTCAAAGTTTGCCATGGGTTACTGCGGGCGAAAGTGGGCCACAAAGCTGAACACATCGTCAGGGATGACTCGAAACCCGCCAGGCATGAACACGCCAGGGGCCGAGCCAAACAAAATCTCTACGGGTTCGTTAACCGCGTTGCCGATTGTCAGCGTGATCGGCGTTGCGGCTTCAGATAGCGGCTCAATGACGATGTTTGAGGCTTTGCCGCCAGGGAACTTGGTAACAACGATGCTTTGCAGGATAGCGTCTTTAGCTTGGTCAATGAAAAACCCGTTGGTAGAGGTTGTGTAGTCGCCAACGCCATCAAGAGGCACATATACCTCTGATGCAACGCTGTCCTCAACCATCATCCAGTAGCACGGTTGTTTTTCGTAGATGACCGTTACCACTATTCGGGCCTCCAAAACACAACCACATTCCAATCTGCTGAGTTAGGCGTAATGCTAAAACCGCCGCGCATAAATGTGCCAACATCACCACCAAAAGACAGGTCGTGAGGCTCTGTGCGCGCACCTGTGTGATTGATGATAATTGAACCGCCGCCAATCAACGGTGTCAAAGTAATCGTCCCAGCACCTGCTGGAGTAGCATTAATCATAATGCTTTGGATGCGAGCGTTGCGATTGCTAGTTGCAAAGTAACTTGAACCTAGCGTTGCAGTTACTCCACCAATGGTATCCGATGGATACCGCGCAGCAGCTACGGCTGATACGGTAGACCAGTAACAGGGTTGATTGTCGTAGATATTGTCGGCCATGACTTACGGTGTGGGGTTTCCAACGGTGTAGGGAGAAGCCGGAACGCCAGGGAGGTAGGTTCCCACAGCACTCAGACCTGTTTGCAGCGGAGGCCCGTACTGGTGCTGGATCATACCATCTCGTTCAGCAGCAGTTAGGAACAAAACTCCCGTGTACAGAGCTTGTAGGCGAGTGTCTAACGAACCTTGATCTTCCTCCTCGTAGCCTCGAGCAAAAGCACGCAGGATTTGGATGTACAGCGGCTCAATGTACTCAGGGATGTTGATGAAGGAGGACTCGTCGAGGTTTGCGGGAGGAGTCCAGCCAGCGCGGTAGTAGACGGTCAACGCTTGGTTGTCGGTCGTGACGGGCGTGGGGTACAGCTCCAAGATCGGCAGAGGAGCGCCGCCTGTGGGGTTAGCGCGGGAAACGAGCGAAACCCAAGTCATCGCCAAGCCTACGCCGATGTTGTGCGAGCGCAGGCGCGAGATCTCGTTGATAGAGGTAATCCTGACGCGATTAACAAGCCCCTGGGTGAACTGGATAGAAATAAGGTCGCGCAGGTCGGAGGGGCAGGTTGACCACGACTGACCGCCTGTAAAGCCGATATACGCCGATTGGCGCTCTAGCCACTTCCACTCGTGCATGGTGCAGAGGAACTGGCCCGCTTGGTTGATGACCGTCATGGGGTCAATCGTCTGCGAAGGCAAAGCGTTGCCTAGCGTGTGGCGGATGTGGTCAACGCAGCGTGCGGCGGTTAGGGTCATAGTCGTGTGTGTTCGGGTTGTAGGGGAGACGGACGCGCCGCCTCCCCTGCGTAGCGGACTAGTTTAGATCAACGCAAAGCGTTGTAGCCCAAGTAGTCAATCGTTGCGGTCTTACTGGAAGCAGCCGTGGTGTGAACGCCAGCTTGCAAGTACAACGCAATGCCTGTGGGGGCCACGGTGCTTTCACCAACCAACGCTTGGTTGAGGTAGAATTGGCACTTAGAGCCAGTCCAAACCACAGCCATGTCAATGTAGGTGGCAGCAACAGCAGCCGTGGACAACGCAGTCGTAGCACCAGCGTAAGCCACAGCCGTTGCAGACGCGCCGTAACGAATTTGACCGTTAATCACGGCAAATCCAGCACCTTGGAAGTTAGTGCTGGTCAACGGCGTTTCGCTGGATGCCAACAAACCAAACCAAATGTTTTGGTCTGTGATTGTCGTAGACAGCATACGGCAAACAGCAGCAGCGGGCTTACCGGCAACCAAACGCAACGGAATTGGAGTCCGCAATTGACAGGTGTCGCCAGAACTCGCACCAGTACCAATTGTTACTTCACCAGTAGTTGAAGCAGCAAGTGCCGCCGGAGCGAGTTCCGTGCCAGTTCCTTGAACGGCCCACGGGCCAGCCGTTTGGTTGGCAGTAAGCGGCGTTCCAAGAAGGAAATCGTCAAACAGCACGACCGGAAGCGGATACGCGCCAATTGACAGATCAACTCCTTGGCCAGTTTGCATACCAAACTGCGGGAAGTTAAAGCCTTTGTCGATGTACATAGTCTTATTCCTTTCCTATCAGTAGGCCGAGTAGACCGTGGCCGGAGTTAGCGTGGTTGACGGGAACGAACCCGTAACCGTGCCAGGAGTGATGATCGCGTGCGTGTGACGCGCCGTGCAGACGTTGTTGAAGTAGCTGTTGATGTAAACAGTCTTCGTGAACGGCTGGTTGAACGGCGACATCGGCGGCTTGCGAACGAAGTACTTGTCCTTGTGGAACACAGTCTTCAGGTACTTGGCGTTGAGCAAGTAGTAGCGCGGGCCGCGACCAGAAGCGTTGGTGTCGCCTTCCGAAACCATGTCGGTGCTGCCGTAGGCGTACAGCGGAGCTGCATCCAACTGAGGCACGTACACGATTTCCATACCGGCGTACATCGGGCCGTTGAAGGCCGAGTCAGGGCTGGTACGGTTGGTGTACCAGTCTTGACCTTGGCGCAGCAGGTCGGTCATCACAAGAAGACCCTTCTTGGAGGTGAACGACGCGATGCTGTTCCACGTGTTCGGCTCGAAGTAGGCTTCCTTGCCAGCGGGCGGACGGAAGTTCAACTGCAAGAACGCATCGTCCATCGCGTTGATGACGTTGCGAGCGCCGGCAGTCGGCTTCACGGCGGGGCTGTCGTAGCCGATCACTCGGTTGCGCCACTTGGTTTTGCCAACGGCGGTCGGGTTGATGGTTTCAACAGTCGTAAACGCACCGGAGCCGCCAATATCATTAAACAAACCGTTGGCTTGTTCGTTGATGAACGCCGGGATGGAATACGGCTCTTTGCCAGCCGCAGCTTCCATCGTGCTTGCATCGGGAACCGCCCACCACTTGGTTTCCATGCCGTTGCAGATCGAGGTCTGCACGCGCATTTCCAGCTTGGTGAGGAGCGACTTGTATTGCATGAAGCGAGCGTCTTCGGTGTACGAAGAGCCAGCGTTCAACGCTTCTTCTTCTTCCGTCCAGCTATAGCTGTCAACGGCGAAGCGCCACGGCGACGACCAGCGCGTAAGCACCTGGGGCATCGTCGGGGTTTGGGGGTCGTTGGGCTGATACATCGAGAAGGTGTTAGCTTCGTCGAACATCAACTCGTCGCGGATTTCGGAACCACCCTGAACGATCTCAGAGTATTCCTTACCGCGCACGAAGCGCGCCCATGAATAGTTTTGGAGTTGAGCAGCGTTAACGAACTTTTCCGGCCCCGTAAGGAGCAGCGGGCCAGTCGCTTCTGCCCAGTCGGCAAAAGATACGATTGCAGGCATTTTTCAGTCTCTTGTGATTTTGTTAGTAACCATCTACGCGACGACGGGCCTCAGCACCCGTCAAATTTTCATTTGACATAAGGTGGAAGATGGCGCGATCACGGCTCATACCGTTAACTTCGGTTGAACCGCTCCTTTTGGGGACGCTGGATTGCCCTGCGTTGCGTTTTTGGTCGATTGAAGTTCTTTGCGCCTTGAGTCGTGCGTTGATCTGCTCCCTAAACACAACTTGGGCAGCATCGCGCATAGCAGCTTCAGCTCTCTCATTGAGATCGTCGATGTCTGCGTATGCGCCGCTTTCCGCAAGTCGTTGCATAGCTTGCGTCACTTGCACAAACCCTTCCTTGTCCCGTAGCTCAGGGAAGTCGGCTGACAACGTATTGCGTGCATTAGCCAATAGCATCTGGGTGCTAAGACCAGCCGCTACCTGCAACTGCTGCTCGAGTGCGCCGTAGCGTTCGGCAAGCGGTTTGGTAGCGTTTTGCAATGCGTCTGCAAAAGCCTCCTCAGCTTCGTCGCCCAACATGAAGGTGTCAGCGAGCTTCTTGGCAGCAGAGCGGATGTAAGCCTGTTCGGGTTGTTCTACAGCCTGCGTGGCCCGCGTAGACTCCGACTGGTTATCCGATTTCTTTGCTTCCTTCGGTTCTGCCTGACCGTTCTTCTTGAGAGCGGCAAACTCCTGCGCCATCCGGTCGGTTTCGCTTTGCATTTTTGATAGCTGGCGACCCCACTTGAGCTTCACCTCTTCGGGAAGCCCTTCCATGATGTCCTTAGGAACCTTGGCGCGGCGCAGAGCGGTTAGGGCGCGTTCTTGCGCCTTCGCATCTGTGCCGTCAACTTCCGGCCCCTCGTCGTCTTCGGATTCGGAACTTGTAGGCTTAACCAGATTAGGCTCTGGCGCTGCCTTCGGTTTGACAAACTTGCCATCCTCACCACGCTCTTTGCGCGATTCGGATTGCTCTTTAGGTGCAGCGTCTTTCTTAGCGCGTTCGAGCGCTTCTGCTTTTACGGATTCCTTTTCCGCAAGCTCGCCAGCAAGGCGATCATAGACGGCACGCGCTTGTTGTTCAGCGCTGGGTTCTTGTTGCGTAGTCGTTTGCGTTGTATCAGCCGTTTCCGTATTCATACTTGTATCCTGTTTTAGCTGAAAACTCGCGGACTTCCCTCATGTTTTGGAAACACGGCTTGCCTGTGCCAGGTTCGTGATGTGGCGCATCTGGATGCCACCGTGGCAACGAGTGCGACACAAAATTAGGCTCAAACAAACGCACCTCTGTTTTAGATGTCGAGATGATCCGCGAATACTTCTTGCCCTTGTGCGTGATAGTTTTGCCAATCTTCGGCGCTTTTGTCATCGGGTATTCCCGAATAATGATCTCGCCGTCATCAGCTTGGAATTCGTACTGGGCCATGATTATGAACCGCTGCTAGGCTTTCCTTGGGTTTTAGACTTGGTTGGATTCACACCTGCACCAATCGCCTTACCAAAGCCTTGGTTTTGAGCGAGCTTCGGAGCGTTGCGTACTGGTTCAGGTTGACCGCCGCCGGGGCGACCACCCATTTGACCAGCACCGCCGCCCGACATCATCTGCATTTCCATATTCATGGAAGCCATCTCAGCGGCAGCGTCAAGGTTCAGGTACTGATCGAGGTCAGGCATGTTGAAGGCTTCGCCCCAACGCTTAAGCCACGACTTCCAATCCCAGAAAGGAATGGACATGACCGCAGGCAGCATCTGCATGACTGCGTTGCTAGCCGCAATCATCTTTTGCACTTCGCTGCCGTCGTTGCGGACAGCGTCGATGTGAATCTCCAAATCGTCGAAGCTCATGCCCGAACCTTCTTCGTCGGTATCGGTCATTTGCCCCAGCATTTGGATCATCGCGTCGCCTTGGTCACGCGGCATATAACCCGCCTTGACGGCGCGGCGAATGCCTTCGGACATTTGCTCAGGCGATTGACCGCCAACGAACACGCCGTACTCGCGGCCTAGCGGCAGCACGCTGCGCTCGTCTTGGTCGAAGTACCACAGCACGCTGCGGAACAAGCGCTTCTCAAACTCCATGAACTTCATGTCCACGAAACTTGTCAGCGCCGAGCTAGCTTGCGCAGCAATGGCGTTTTCCGTCGCCGTGCCTGCACCGCTGACTTGACCGCGCACAGCGTCGCCCATTGCAAGGTTGCGATCTACGCGCCCGCGAAGCTCAAACTCGCGCATTTGAGCGTCTTGAGATGCGCCGCCGACCTCAATCTCGATAACCTTGTTCTTCTCAATGCCGCTAACCGCAACAATGTCACCGTCTGGCGCAGCAGCCAGCTTGTTGATCATTGCGGGCTTCAAGCCATCGACCAACGCAAGGGTCTTGCGGCGTTGCGCAGCGTTGTTGTTAGCACGAGCCTGGTTGTTTAGCTCTTGGATCTGGCCTTCGTTAGCCGTTAGCGCAGACAACGGCGCAGACTCGTCAGGCACGGTGTATTGACCGCCAACGATGTACGGCCCCCAACGCGGCCCAAAGAACGGCCTGGGGTCACGCAGGTACGCTGCTTGGCCTTTGCCGTCTTCGCTAGCCCACGCAACGGTGAAGATCGTGCCGTGGTAGCGCGTCTTCTCTTCCTTGGACATACCGCTCCAGAAGTCATCGTCTTCCGGCAGCGTGTACTCAGGAACCCAAATCTCGTAGTAGATAACTTCGTTACGAGAGGGCGTTTCACCGTACTCGTACTTGTTACGAAGCCCTTTTGCATCAATGTCCGTAGGAACAGACTCGATGTTTTCTTTAATCCAACCAGACTTTGCGTCTTTTGCGTCTTCTAGGATATCGTCCTTGTCGCGAATCATTACGTGGTACATGTACCGCGCTTCTTCAATAGACAACGACAACGGATCCCAACCAAATCGACGCGGCGACAAACGGATCGCCTTCGGGGTCATCACGGGGTCTTCGGCTTGCTCAAAGCCCGTGCGTGCGCCTTGGGTGACAATGGCGACAGACCATGCAAAGCAGAAGTCAGTACCGAGCTTCTCGCGCTCGCGCTGGTAGTTAGTGTCTAGGATCCAGCGGTTTCCTGCATCTTCAAGTGCCTGCACACGCGCTTGGTCGCGTGCGGTAGACAAACGAATCTTAGGCTCAATAGCAGTAAGACGGGCGACAGTATGCGCGACATACGAGTAGTAGTAGTTCTCAGGAAAGTATTCCTCTTTGCCCGAGAACCGACCATAAAACGGCGAAGCGTAGCGTTGCACCTGCCGCCCGAACCATTCACGATGCTTTTCGCAATACCGTTGAGCGGCCTGCACTTCGTCGTACAAGTTTTGTGCAGTTACTTTAAGCATTGCTCACTTCCCATTTTTCGTGATCCAAAATGTGTCCTAGCGTTCCACCGTCATACTTGGCCTTGTACTCAACTTCTTTGCCGAGATCGCGTTCCCACGAGAAGGTGCAAGCCCCGCGCATAGCGTCACAGCCGTGGTCGATGCAGCCAGGGTCAGGAGTATCGCGATTGAGCTTGCCGTCTTCCACTAACGGATAGACATAAGCAGGGATTTCCATTTCGGTACACCACGGCTTGCCTTCGCCTTCCAAGCGCACATCCTTGTACTTGGTGGCGTTGCGCAGAAGATACAAGCCGAACGTGCCGTCACCGCGCCGCTTCATGCGCACGCGCACTTGGTCAATGCCGGCCTTCTCGCCGCCAGGCCCACGGTGCTTGTCCCATTCGCGCACAATGCGAGTCATACCGTGACGATCTAGCCAGCGGTTGAGGTTAGAGATGAACGCCGGATCGTGGTCGGTCACGATAGCGGCCATCTCAAACTCTTGGTTGACCTCAACGATGGCCTTAGCCCATTGGTCGTGATCCCAATGGCGCTTGTAGATCTCGACTAAGCGGTACATGCGGTTTTCGCCGTCCACGCCCCAGCATTGGAAGACACCAGGGGCATCAAACCCAATATCCTGAGCGCCAAGGAACCACTTGATGTGGACTGGCTTGTCGAGATTTGGCGAAACGAGGAACCATTCCCCGTTTTGTTTTTCCATTTGACCGTCGATCACGTGGTGATGCTGGTCGTAGTTCTCCCACACTTGACCTTCGGCGCTGACCCATTTGCCGTAGTACAGACGCTGCAAACGCACGCCGGACAAGCTGTTCTTGAGGCGGTTGAGGTACTCAGTACCATCCACCGTCCATGTACCATTTTTGTGGTTGTACCACTTCGGGTTATCCCAGAAGCGCCCAACGATCCTGCGGGCCTTTCCCTGCAAGCAACGCTGGTTTGCCCAATGGTACTCGTCTTCTGGGTTACAGTCGCCTACAAGCACGCGGAAGGGCGTTCCAGAGCGACGGAGAGCGCGATGTAGCGACTCCCACTTAGCCAATGTCGTTTCTTGGCACTCGTTGAAGAAGATGACATTGTACTGCGTTGAGAACAGCTTTGTGGGGTTGTCAAAGCCGCCTAAGATCACCTCCCCGCCCAACGAAGGATGTTTGTACGACTGACGGTGTTCTCGCGTGGGGCCGTTAATCACAGCAGGGTGATCTGGCCCCAACACTTCGTTTTCCCAGATGTCCAAAAACGATTCGTTCAAAGACACTCGCGTTTCGCGCAGCACCAAGATCTTGGACTGCGGAAATGTATTGCACACGGCCTTGATCCACTCACCCATCAAGCGCGACTTACCGCATCCCGCCACACCCTCGTAAATGGCTTCCATCGGCGGCTTGACGCTGCCGTTGAGCCATCCAAAAAGCTGGTTCGCGCCTTCACCGTAGGCGTGAAACTGCTCCTTTTTGGTCGGGATTTGGGCTTCTTCGATCACGATAGCTGCGGCAAGATGGTGACCGCCTTGTTCACATAGAGATAGTTCCAGTCTTGTGTGCCTGTTGACTGGAGCTTGTACTCGAGGCGGTAGGTGTGCCCACCGATCAACCCGCCTGCAACTAGGCCAACTTCTAAGCGGTGCTTGAAGTTCCAGCCTGTTGCGTCCTGCGACCAACCGTAGGTCGTTTGAAGCGTGTCAAAAACCACAAGGCCAACGGCAATAGAGGCAATGGTGTACACAGCCGTGGTGGACTGCGTGGACAAGTCGTACACCTTCAACGCCACCGAGTTAACATCCGCCTGCAAAATGGGGCTTTGTTGCGGGTTGACAACGCGAGCCAGCGTAATGATGTCTTCGTTCTGGTTTTGTGTAGCAACAATCATTGCGTTACCTGACCCCCATACGACTGTCGCCCAATTACTACCTGATCCTGCAACGCCAACTGTGTAAGGCCAGGCGTACTTTTGCTGATTAGCACGTTGACCGTGTCTGAGCCTTGGTTAGGCGGCGCTTCGTTGTCATTGCATACTGCGCGAATCTCATGCTGCCCCGGCGGCAAGCTGCTGAACACAAAGGTCTGGCCCTCGTACAACAAGCCTGACGCTGTGTTGCGATACCACTTAATAGACGAGCTAAGGTTGCCGTCTACAGCGTCTACTGCGGTAGCTGTAAATGTGATTGCTGCGCCAAACTCAAAAGTACTTGAGTCGCTAGGCGACAAAATAGTGACAACCGGCGGCGTGCTAGCGTTGACGACTGTTACCGTTTCAGTATCAGTTGCGGTTGTGCCGTTGGTAAAGCTAGCCGTGATCGTGTGAACGCCCACGGTCAACGCATCGGTAGACACCGACTCGCCCACACCCAACTGGCCGTCAAGATTGCTTGACCACACAACGGTTGAGGCCGACGCAGGACTACCGTTTAGCGTGCAAGAGGCTTGCAACAATACCGTATCAAGCACGTCTACGGTAACGGGTGCAGCAGGCGAAGTAATGGTCACCGCAGGTGTTTGCGGCAACGGCACAGGGTTGATTTGTCCAACCCACCAATACGGCACGGTAACCGTTGTGCCGCCTTGCTGGTCTACTGGCACTTCACCTGTTGGCGGCACAGCATCAGGGCTGTTTACAATTTCGCGCAATGTACCGCCTTGGTCGCGCACGCTGATACGGCTATTCACATTAGGCGTAATGTTTGCCAATGTGCCGTCAGACTTGCGCACCTGAAAGCGAACAAAGTCGGGCACTAGTTAAGTACCTCCCACACGGCGTTATGACATGCCAGAGAGTCGCCTACTGCGCCAATGGTGTATTGCATTTGCGCACTAAACGACAGAACGCTGCCATTTGTAATGCTTGTGGATGTAAAACTGCTGCCAGTTACGCCAATGCCGTCAATAGTTGCGCCCGCTTGAAATACTTTAAACGATTCAATCCAAATATGCATATTTGCAGAAACACCGTCTTGCGTGCCATGAAATACAGCATATGCAACCGCAGCCCACGGAAAAGTACCTGCAGGAATTGATGCTGCCTGCAAAGATACAGACATAACCCCTGCGTTATACCGAAACCGTAAGTTAGCAGTTTTTGTTGCAGATGCAGTCAACGACCCATTTAGTGTTAACCGAATTGTTTTACCTTGACGCAATGCCGAGCTAAGGCCAAGGCCACCGCCAGTATTGTCTACAATGCAATCAGGCGTTGTATTAAACGAAAACCCTGATGTTGCACTACAAATAATGCTTAAATTAGTGCAGTCCGCATAAGTTGCCGTGGCTGCACCAGTAGATACGGTGTAGTTTGCTGTTTGTACTTGCGCTACACGCGAGCGCTCTGCCCAACGACTTGTTCCACCGCTGCCAGCAGCCACCGTACCGTCAATTAAAACCGAATTACCGCGACCAAACGCATAGCTGCCACTACGATTGCCGACATCAGCAATACGATCTTGGCTAAACGAACCGCTTGCAACTGCTGCGGCATCAATTGTACCACCACTAGCAGCGCTTAAATGACTGTGTACCGCATTTGTAAAATCGCTAATAACCGGCTGAGTTAGCGTTTTGTTGGTCAGCGTTTGCGAGCCAATTGTGCCAACAATTTCACCATTTGTTGTTCTTACAATGCCGCCACCTTTTGGCTGCAACCACAAATCAGAATTTGTAGCGCTGCTTTTTACTTGAACAGTAGCACCATTAAGAGGAACAGAAGTAACTAGTTCTGGACAACTGTAGTTACTCGTAGTAGGTGTACTATTTTTAACAGCAGACAATACAGGCGCAGCACCTGTGCCGTCTAAAAGCGTGGTACTGATTTTATTTGTTGCATCCAGCAATTTTGCAGACAAAGTCTGCGCGTCGCCGGTGTAAACAATTGTAGTCGGCAAATTGGCAATCGGTACGGTGTCAGGCGTACCTCCTGCCGCAAACTCTTGGATCTCGTTTGGGCCGGTAGACAGCTTTAGCGGGATTTTGTCAGCCATTAGCCTACTTGACTCCCAACCAGGGTGCTACTGAGGGCGGTCGGACGGCCCTTCACCGCGCCTGCGGCAAAGGCGTACAGCATCGCAGAGTGGCGGTAGTCCACAAACGGTGCAGCCGCATCGCCGTCGTACTGGAAGTACGGCAGGAACGACAGCAACGAGGTGTCTTGGTTCTGCGCGTTCAGCGACTGCATGCTGGCGTACTGTTGCGGGTCGTGCGGATCGACATAAGGCTTGCCAGGAATCTTGCTGAACGACGCAGTTGCGCCAACAGAGAAGTTGCGCGGGTACAACGTTGCGTCTACCGTGCCACTAGTTGTGCTAGAAGTACGGCACGAGCGGTCAAGTTCAATCGTGTTAGCAATTGTTGCCGACTTGCCCATAACGCGGTACGCGCCAGCACCGCTTTGACTCAAAACCGCAGTTCCCGCAGCGCTTTCACCGTGGATCCACAACATGTCACCGTCTTGGTGGACATAGCTGCCAAACGCGACATTGGTAATTTGCATACCGTCTTTGCTTACGGTTGAACCTGTAGCCGTAATAGCAGGCGCGCCACAGGCAGGCGAAATAGTCCGTGCGTTAGCTGTTGCACCGCTAGCCACGGTGTAGATTCCATTAGTTGGAGCAACTTGCATGTAGCCCTTGTACAACGCCGCAGGCGACATACCGGTTGCGCCTGTAAACGCTGTAGGCGAGCCAACGATTTCTAAACGATCAAAGTTGTTGACCCAGCCGCTAAAGAAACCAGTTAAGGTAGCTAATGTAGCTGTGCCGCCAATAGTACCTCCAGCCGTAAACGTACGCTGCGGGCCAGCCATAATCAGCGTGGGGATTGCATACTGCAACTGGTTTGTTTCGTAATACCAGGCAATGCTAGCTGCGTTGCGCGTGGCGGTAGACAATTGCGTGCCAGGGTACGCATTAACACCCGCGACCGTGCCAAACACATAGTCGTAGAAGTTGTCGGTAGCGCTGTTGTAGGTTTCCGTACCTGCGCCATCGCGACGGAAATCGACCAGCGGCTTCTCAAAGATCATCGCTAGGGCACGGCTGTCCACGCCATCCACAACCAAGGGCGCAGTCAACTGCGACCACCACAAGGTAGTTGCGCCCGCGCTGTTACCAAACAGCACCATCTTTTTCGGGTCGATACCCAAAGTCGTGGCGTTCTGCTTGATATGCACAAGAGCTAACTTGAGGTCGTCCCAAGCTTCGGGGAAGAATGCCGGTGCATCGTTCGGTTGTGCGTAACCAAACGCAGCACCGCTTGAGCTAAAACTAAACTGACGGCTTTCCACGCTGATAATGTCAAAGTGCGTGTCAGTCGGCAGCGTCCGCTTCAGTAGGTAATCCGCTAGGCGGTTAGAGGCATTGCCATCTACGCCAATGTCCCGCTTGTCGTTGCTCGCCCAGCCTCCACCGTGACGGTAAACCAACACAGGATTGCCGCCCACATCGCGCACCGGGTGACGGTACACATCGTAGGACTGGTGGATGGACGGGCCGTAAAAGGTGTCTTGCGTAGTCGGTGTTAATGCGGGCATTGTGCGTTACCTAAAGGCTCAGACCGTCCAGTTGTCCATGTTGAGGTTGTATCCGACCGCTCGCACGAACCGGACGTTCATTCGAGATGTACCTGCACCAGCACGAATAAGCTGCACCGTAAGCGCTCGAGGATAATCCATGCGCGTCATAGCCGGCGAGTTACCCGTGTTGTACGAACCAGTATCAACGGTGGCGGTTGAAGTCGAGTCAACCGAGCAAGTAGCGCCACGGTAATGCAAAACTGGACGGTATTCAGTAGGAGCGCCAGACGCGCCTTTAGCAAAAAACATTTTAATCTTAAAATTAATAATTTGCGCGTTAGTCGGGTCAACAGTTAGCGTTTGCGCAAACACATAGTTAGTTGCATTGGTTACGCCATCAGGATCAGTAAACACCAATTGCGGTGTCAAAGTGTAGTTGCCAGCAAGAGCCGCAGACGTAACCGCCAACTCAATGTCGATGGACGAATCCTTCGTCGTGGCATAAGCCGGAATCAAAAACCGCAACGGCGAAATTGTTGCAGCGCCGTTGGCTGTGGCTCCAGCAGGCCCAATACCGCTCGTGTCCACATCAAACGATTCACTTGCGAGGATGACCGGACTCGGCAGGATTAACTTGCTCATTTTGTTTTGTAGCTCGCTTTTTGCTTCTTTGTCACTCCGGCCCTTACTCTATTCAAGTCCGGCTTGTTCGTCTTCCTTGTCAGCCATCATCCTCGTCTCACTTGCTTGTCTCGTCACTCGCATCACCAGCGGACAGCCAAAGCTAAACTGAAAAAAGAAGAAAAAACCCCTCAAAAAAAGAACCCCCGTAAACTGCACCACTTGTCAAGTCTTGTCAAGAGGCAAAATCAGAAAAAAAAGCAAATTGGGAAGTAGACCTCCCACTTAGTCCAAAGACGCAGCATCCAGCACCCCATGCTCAGGGTGGTTCACCACCATCCCAGCCTTGGCCGTCTTCTCCGCCGTCGCCTCAGGCTCCACCTCGAAGCTCGGCATTAGCACATCCACGCTCGGCTGCATTACAAGCGCTACACGCTCTTCCTGATTGAAGGACGCAGCAAACTCCGCAGCCGTCTCCAGCGCGATTACAGGCCCACCAGGAAGCTCTGGGATCACTTTGTACTCACCAGGGTGTACCACAATCGTCCGGTCAGCCTGGATGGAATGCTCCATCCGCTTAATCACCGCTCCGTCGATCCGCTCCACCAGCTTCAGCAACCCCGAAATGTCATCTCCCCTAATCGCACGCTCCACAATCGTCTGCGCAATCAACTCCGCTAACCGGCCCTCACCATGCTCGTTCCTGTCCTGACTCAAAATCCGCAACAACGGAGCCAAAATACTGCTCCCCTTCGGCCTTCCCCATGTCGGTAACTCGCTCATTTACCCCTCCCATACCACAAAAATGGCAACCCAAACACAAAACATAACACAAATAACCCCGCAATCGCCAAAAACACCACCTGAAACGCCATTTGACCTAGTCGTGCCATAGTTAGGATGTCCCTTTTTACCGCAAAACTTTTTACTTTATATCAAAATTATCTATACGGGCCTAATTTTTAGATACATACACCTTTTTTCAGCGAACCGTTTGCTAAACCGGTAGGGGGATGTGTGCGCGAGAGAGCGGGTGGGGGGCTATATTACGAATGACGAAGACTGACGGCCCCAAAGTCCGGATCGGTTTTCGAAACCGGCCTAGGGGCCAGGGGGGAGCGCCCGCTCGAGCGCCCCGCCCCGGTTGCCGCGTGCGTTACTCTTTCCCTTTAGCGCGTAGCGCGACTACTGCCGCGTAGATTACGAGCGCGTAGGCCGCTAGGCCGATAGCGTACCCGGTCATACCTTGTCGGCTCCCCACCGGCCGGGGTAGTTGACGGTGCGGATGCTAGACTTCCAACAAGCGCGGCAAGGCCCACATTGTCCCTCCCGCTTATCGGCCTCGCATTCGAACGAATCCGGGCTAGGGGCCGATACAGTAGACGCTACGATCCCGTGCTTTTCCAAGTGCCCTAGCGCGTGCGATTCCCCACGCATATAGGCCGACACCCGGATAGTCAAATTGGGGGGAATTGCACCCCGGCGCTTCACCAATTCCGACACCGTAGCGCGCTCTTTTGTGGGGAGCCAATGCGCGGTGCCGGGTGTGAGTTTCGCAACCTCGCACACCGCTAGCGCAAAGTCTACCCCGGGGAGATCGCCACTATCAAACCATCGGAAGTGTGCTTCCCCTTCAAGCGCGTCTGCGAAATTGTCGATCCATTCACACCACGCCGGGTCATCAATTTGGAACGCATGGGTGGGAATTGTCGCCTTGCGCCGTGCCATGGCTTTTTTGGTGCTACCCCATGCATACGCGCCGCGTTGCGCGTAGCATTTCGCACATACACTACCGGGTACCTTGGAAAGCACCCCGCCCACACCACACTCAAAAGCGCTTAGGCTCCATGACGCGCCGGGCATCTTACCCGTGCGTGAGAATCGACCGATGGCCGCTTCCGCGTCCGGGCGTGACACCTTTACCACGGCTAGCTCACCATCGTCTAGCGCCTGTAGCGCGTCCAATTCCTCCCCTAGCGCGTCTAGCGCATCGCGCTTAGTAGCGTAGCGCTCCCGGCCGTAGGGTAGGGTCACTAGCTCCCCTTGCAGCATTAGCCTGTAGGCCCGGCTCATGAGCGCACCCCCGCTAGCGCACGCGCTACTGCGATTAGTGCCCGCGCCGCGTCTACCCCGTATGTGTACCCGGAGTGCGTCCCGGATTCCTGCAACCGGCCACAGCACGCTAGCGCCTTGCGCTTCAAGTGATACAGGCCCACCCCCGCGCCGCGCTCCGTGCTATAGCGCTTCTTAGTCAACTTCCCACACCCGCAACGGGCGTACGCATATGTCGTCATCGTGTCACCTCTAGGTTGCACCCCCACCACGGGAGTGCGTGCGTGAATTATAACCTATCGGACGGCTAGTGGAAGTAGAAAAGCGTGAAAATAAAAAAATATTTTCGGTGGATTTTCCTTCAAGGTTGCAATTTCCACGCTAGCGGCAAGTGCCCTACGATTCCTCAAATGCCGAGCCGTCAAATATTTCGGACAAGTGACCCAGGGATTCTTGGGTTGGCAAGTGCGGGCTGTACAAGTCGCCAGGTGGGG